GACCTGGCGGGAGGGCCTCCCGCTGTGTGTGTGTCCCGAACGGCCGGAACCGGACCGATTACGCGTTACACGGCCGGATCGGGACGAGACTGGTGGCGATGGCCCGTAATCAGCCTCGGTTGTTCGAGCGGCGCCGCCGGGGCCGTCACCGGTTGGCGTTCGACCGGTTCGCCGCCCACGTCCGCGGCGAGCTCGGCTCGGACCCGGTGCTCGAGCACCAGTTGACCGAGCTGCGCGGCCTCGAGGACCGCAAAGACGAGATGGAGGCCGACGCCGAATCGTCGCCGCACACGTTCGCCACGATCTGCCGCACCGCGCACGACCTCCGGGCCGAGCTGATCGCCCGGCTCGCGACCGACCGTGGGGCGGATCTGTTCGCCGCCCTGTTCGCCGACGATGATCCCGCGCCAGTCGACCCCGCGCCGTGACCGGCCGACCACCGGCGGCCGTGTCGCCGCGTTCGCCCGCGCCCTGGGCCGCCCGCTGATGCCATGGCAGGTGCACGTGGCCGATGTCGCCGGCGAACAGGTCGACGGCGTCCACGCCTATTCGACGGTCGTGCTGTCGGTACCGCGCCGGGCCGGCAAGAGCCTGCTCGTGTTGGCCCGAATGTTCGCCACCGCCGCCGGCGGGCCGGCCCGGTTCGTGTGGTACACCGCCCAGGACGGCACCAACGTCACCAAGCTCTGGCGCCAGCAGTGGGCGCCGATGGTCCGCGACTCCCCGCTCGGCCCGGCCGTGCAGGCGAGGGCGTCGGAAGGCCGCGAATCCTTCGAGCTCGTCGCCCGCCGTTCGTTCGTGACCGCGTTCGCGCCGGTCCCCACCAGTTTGCATTCCCAGGCCGGTGATCTGATCGTGTTCGACGAGGCGTGGGCGTTCACTAGGGAACGGGGCCGCGACCTCGAGGTGGCCGCCGAACCGACGATGGCCACCCGCCCCGGCGCACAGATGTGGATCGTGTCGGCCGCCGGTGACATCACCTCCACCTGGTGGCAGCACTGGCTCGAGACCGGCGCCCTCGCCGCCGACGTCGACCTGGGCCACGGCATCGCCTTCTTCGACTACGGCGCCCGGCCCGGCGACGACCCCGCCGACCCGGCCACGTGGCGGACCGCCCACCCCGCCCTGTGCACCGAGCAGAACCCGGTCGGCACGATCGCCGAATCGTTTCTGGCGGGCCGGTTCGACCGGGACCCGGCGATGTTCGCCCGCGCCTACCTGAACATCCCCGACCGCACCGGCGCCGACACCGCCCCGATCGACGTCGCCACCTGGGAGGCCCTCACCGTCGACGCCCCCGAACCCGGGCGGGTGGCGGTCGGCGTCGATGTCGCCCCCGACCAGACCGCCGCCGCCGTCGTCGCCGCCCACCACCACCACGGCCTGGTCGTGCTCGAGGTTGTCGACCACCGGCCCGGCCACGACTGGGTACCGGGCCGGATCATCGACCTCTACGACCGCTGGGACGTCGCCGCCGTCGCCCTCGACGCGGCGGGCCAGTCGCCGGCCGCCGTGCTGCGCCGCCCGCTCGAGCAGGCCGGCATCCCGCTGCGCCCGCTGCAGCTCGCCGACGTCACCGCGGCGGCCGCCGACCTGGTCGCCGCCGTCCGCACCGGCGCGATCCGCCACGTCCCCCACCCGGGCCTGGACGCCGCGGTGGCGGGGTGCCGGCGCCGTCTGATCGGCGACGGTTCATGGGCGTGGGGGCGCCGCGACGCCGACGTCGACGTCTCCCCGCTCGTCGCCGCCACGTTCGCCCGCTGGGCCCACCCGGAGCTCCACGACCAGGCACCACCCGCCATCGCGTAACGCCTCCTGGACACGACCAGGTAGTTACCTGACGATGGCTGGTTGATGGCCGACTGGTGGCGCCGACTGTTCTACCCCGAACAGTTCTACGGCGACGACGACACCGTCGGCGAACTGCTCTCCCCGGGCGCCCGTCAACGGGTCGAACTGTTGACGACGCTCGAGACCGCCGACCCGTGGAACCTGCCGACGGCGGTCGCCGCCCGCGAGCTCGTCGCCGACACCGCCGCCATGATGCCCATGTTCGTGGAGGACTCCGCCGGCGTCCGGTTGGACCCGACACCGTCGGTGGTGGCCCGCCCCGACCCGGCCAAACCGTACCGGGACACGATCGAACGGATCGTCAACGGATTGACCCGCCACGGCCGGGCGTGGTTGCGGGTCGACGCCGTCGGCTCCAACGGGTGGCCGCTGGCGGTGGCGGTGGTCGCCGACCCCCGGGTCCACGCCACCGTCGACATCGACGGCCGGATCACCGACGTCACCATCGACGGTCATCCGGTCGACCGGCGCCGCATCGTGCACATCCCGATGGTCACCGACGACGACCCGCTCGGCGCCTCCCCGCTGCTCGAGGCCCGGTTCGTGCTCGAGCAGTTGGCCGCCGTCTACGCCTACAGCGCCGGCTACTACACGACCGGTCAGGTGCCGCCGTATGCGGTGATCCACCCCAACCGGCTCACCCGTGAACGGGCCGAAGCACTCTCCGATCAGTGGTTGTTGGCCCGGGCCGAACGGCGGCCACCGGTCCTGTCCGGCGGGATCGAGCTCGCCACCTACAGCCAGGCGTCCGCGGCGGACGCCCTGCTGATGGAAGCCCAGGAATATCTGGACGCCCTGATCGCCCGCCTGCTGCTCATCCCACCGTCACTGTTGAACGTCACCTCACAATCGTCGCTCACCTATTCGACGGTGCCGGCCGAGTTCCAACGCTGGCTGACGATCGGCCTGCAACCGATGTTCCTGTCCCGGATCGAGGCCGCCTTCACCGACATGTTGCCGCGGGGGCAGCGGGCCCGGTTCGACCCGTCCGAGCTCCTCGCGTTGAACGTCACCGCGGCCCAGGCCGCCCCGACCGCGATCGAATCCGAGGCCCTGACATGACCGACGTCCTGGTCCGGCATCGGGCGGCGTCGACGGTCGGGGCGGTCGACGGGCGGACGGTGACGGTGCAGTTGTGCCGGTGGAACGAACCGCGCACCGTCACCGACCCCGGCACCCCGCCCTATCTCGAACAGTTCGCCCCCGGCTCGCTGCAACTGGCCGAACGCGCCCAGGTGACCGACAAGCATCACGGCGACCTGATCGGCACGATCGTCCCCGGCTCACTCCGCGACGGGCCGGACGGTCCGACCGTCGATCTGCGGATCGTCGATTCGGTGATCGGTGACCACCACCTCGCCCTGATCCGTGAGCAGGCCGTCACTGACGTGTCGATGGAGTTCTCGCCGGTCGCCCACGACCTCGACGCCGCCGGCACCGTCACCCGCACCGCCGTCGTCGTCCGTGGGGTCGCGTTCGCGTTCACCCCCGCCCACACAGCCCCGATCCTCGCCGTACGAGAAACGGAGACCACCACCATGCCCACCGAAACCGATGCCCGCCCGGGGCCGCTCCCCGACGCCCCGGCCGAAGAGCCGAAGCCGAAGCCGAAGCCGGCGCCGAAGGCCGTCACCGTCGACGTGTTGGAGCGGTCGATCACCGACCTGCGCGACGACATGACCCGCGCCATGCTCGAGCAGCGGCCCGCCCCCGCCGCCGGTCATCCGGCGGTCGTGCACCGCTCGTTCGCCGACTACGCGGATGCCGTCTGGCACGACGCCTCCGATCCGGTGTTGCGCCGGGTGCTCGCCGATCAGATCACCACGAACAACCCGGGCGTGATCCCGCCGGCCTGGCTCTCGTCCGTGTTCGGGATCCTCGATTTCGGGCGGCCGACGATCACCGCGTTCGGGGTGTCCGGTCTCCCGGCGTCGGGGATGGAGCTCACGTGGCCGTACTTCGACGGTGACGTCATGACCCTCGTCGGTGAGCAGGTCGTGCAGAAGACGGCGGTCACGTCGGTACGGGTCGACCTGAAGAAGGGATCCGAGGCCATCCGGACGTTCGCCGGCGGCTCGGACATCAGCTACCAGTTGATCCGCCGCTCCGACCCCTCCTATCGGGACGCCTACCTGCGGATCATGATGATCGCCTACGCCGCGGTGACCAACGCCGCCGCCGCCGCCGACGCCGTCGCCGCCGCCACCGCCTCCGCGGCGACGTGGGATCCGGCCGCCGGCACCGCCGACGCGCTCGCCGAGGCACTGTTCACGGCGTCGGTCGAAGTCGAGTCGGCGACCGGGATGCCCGCCACGTTCGCGCTCGCCGCGTCGGACGTGTTCATCGCCGCCGGCACCGCGGCGGTCGTGAACGCCGCCAATTACGGCGTCCAGAACGTGCCCGGCACCGCGTCGGCGTCGACGCTGGCGGTGAGCTTCGCCGGGCTCACCCTCGTGCATGACGGTTCGCTGCCGGCCGGCACGCTGCTCGTGTCGAACGGGGCGACCGCCGAATGGTACGAGGACGGCCCGTTCACCGTCACCGCCGAAGACGTCGAGAAGCTCGGCCAGAACGTGGCCGTCTGGGGGATGGGCGCGTTCGCGGTGCCGTTGCCGGCCGGGATCGTGTCGATCGGTGACGGCATCCCGTGATCCCGTGGTGGGATCCGGCGGTGACGCTCGCCAACGTGCTCGCCACGTTGCGGCTCGGCGCGACGTCGATCGACGTCGACGCGGTCACCGACCTGATCCCCGCCGCCGGCCAGGCCATCACCGACTACATCGACCCCGTCACGGTGATCGCCGGCCCGCCCCCCGACCCGGCGCTACAGGCCGTGTTGGAGGCGGTCACGATCGACATGTACCACCGCGCCCAGACGGCGGCGACGATCGGTGGCGGCGTGTCCACCCTCCGCCCGGCGGAGGGGCCGTTCGACCCGTTGGCAGGTGTGCTCGCCGAACTGGCCCCGTGGGCCGAACAGTGGGGTATCGCGTGAACCCGCTCGCCACCATCCGGCTCGAGCTCGCCGCCGCGTTGGAACCGGTGTTGCCGGGGCGGGTGCACCCGTTCCCGCCGACCACCCGCCGCTGGTCGACGCCGCTCGTGTTCGTCGATGACGTCGCCTTGACCCGTGACCCGGCCGCCGGTTGGGTCGCCTCGTTCCCGGTGTGGCTGGCGGTGGACGGCACCGTGGAGTCGGCGGTCGCCGTCCTCGACGACTTGAAGTGGAACACGGTCGCCGCGCTACGACCCTTGTGCGTGTCGGTGAACGTCACCCCGCAGACGGTCGCCGGCCTGCGGGCCGCGGTGGTCGACGCGGCGGTGACCGTCGACGTCGAATCCCTCTGTGCACCGGATCCGCCGACCGCCGTCCAGATCCCACCCGCCCCCGCCACCCTCGCCGGCTAAAGGAGACAAACCATGCCCGCAGACTTCACCCCGTTCGGACCCGGCACCCTCATCCTGGGGGAGATCGGCACCGAGATCGACATCTCCTGTCAGATCGAATCCGCCCGGATCGAATGGGAAGAGGACACCGACGACGACGTCACCACCCTCTGCGGTGACGTCGTCCCCGGCGCCACCACCTATTCGGCGAACCTGACCGGAACCCTGTTCCTCGACCTGAACGACGCCACCGGCGCCCTGTTCACGTCCTGGTCCCAGAAAGGCCAACCCATCTCGTTCACGTTCGTCCCGAACACCGCGGCGGGGGTGACCGCCGAAGGCACGCTGATCTGGTCGCCGCTGCCGTTCGGTGGCGATGAACCGAAGGCGAACATGACCGCCGACTTCACGTGGCGTTGCGTCGGCGAACCGACCCTCACCGCCGGCGGCGCCCTGTTCGCCGCCGCCGGCGCCGACTTCGGCGACGGGGAGTGAACGTCACCGTCAAGGGCGCGGACCGTTTCCAGCGGACCGCCGGCCGCGCCGCCCGCGACCTGCGCGACCTGACCGGTGTGCACCGCCGTGTCGCCGACCGGGTGCGGGCCGCGGCGGATCCGCCGCGCCGTACCGGCGCCCTCGCCGCCTCCCTCGTCGCGTCTGCCACCGCCACCGAAGCGACCGTCTCGTCGTCGCTGGTGTATGCGCCGGTGATCGAGCACGGCTGGGCCGGTCACGGGATCGAACCGGCCCGGTTCCTGACCCGCGCCCTCGAACAGACCCGCACCGGCACCCTCGACCTGTACGCGGCCGAGGCGAACCGGGCCGTCGCCTCGATCAAGGGGACGTGATGGGTGCCCCGCGGTTGCCGACCCCGACGATCCGGGTGTGGATGGACGACGGCGCCTACCACGAATCCCAAGTCCTGAACGCCGACCTCGTCGCCTGGGACCGCACCCGCGCCAAGCACCGGTGGCCGATGCCCGCCGATGCGCCGATGCTGTGGCTGACGTTCCTCGCCTGGCACAACCTGACCAAGACCCGCCACCTGATGCCGGCGATGACGCTCGCCGAGTTCGAGGAACACTGCGAAGCGGTCGCCTCCGGCGACGACGACGACGAAGGCGAGGTCGACGCCCCCGGCGTGGGGGACCCTACCCTGACGGATCCCGGGCCCGACTGATCGTGTCGATCGCCGTCGCCACCTCGACCGCTCCCGCCGACTGGTGGGACGAGGACGACGCCACGATCGCGACCGCCCTCGAGCTGCTGTCACGCGAGGGCTGACCGTGGCGACGTCGACCGCGACGCTCGCCGTCAAGATCACCGGCGACGCCGGCGACGCCGCCCGCGCCCTCGACCGCACCGCCCAGTCGGCGGGCCGGTTCCGGGCCGGGATCGACAAGGCCGCCCGGTTCGCGGCGGTCGGCGCCGTCGGTCTCGCCGCGTTCGGCAAAGTCGCGTTCGACGCCGCCTCTTCCGCCCAGCAGGCGGCCGGCGCCGTCGACGCCGTGTTCGGTGACGCCGCGACCACGATCCACGCGTTCGCCAAAGAATCCGCCGACAGTGTCGGACTGGCCGCGTCGGACTACGAAC